CTTTGTTTTTTAGCACCTATTCCTTTACCTAAACGTTCGTCTAAACTAGCCAGTTGTTGTTTAGGAGTTAATTTAGCCCATGCTTCATTTCTTACTATTGCTTCTGTTTGTTTTATTTGTTTAGTATTCATATTATATTTCTGTATAAATTGATGAATTTCTTTTTGCTTCCCAACATTCTACTTTTACTACTTTTACTCTACCCCCACCTGTTAATGCTAATCTTTCATTAAATTTATCAAATACTAATTTAGCACAAGCTTCAGCTCCTATAACATCCATTACTCTTAAATCTAAAAGACCTAATTCTTCCATCATTTGGAATGATTCTAATTGAGGGTCATCTTTTTCTATTAAACATGTATGATCAAACATGTAATTCATCCAATCTTTTAGACCATTTCCTGGAGTAGGTTTAGCATCTGTTGATTTAAATCCCCCATAGTCCATAATCCAATTCATTTCATCTAATTGTTTTTCTTCTAGAGGCTCTACTGATTCAAACCATACTTTGAACTCTAAAGCATATCCATGTAATAACTGACAATGTGAATGTTGTGCTTTCCACTGTCTAAGCGCTACTGAATAATTGTCAAATATTTTTGTTGATTGATATTTTCTCATAACCTTTATATACTAATTTATTCTTCAGTACCCAAATTTTTCGGGTATTTTTTTGAATATTTTTCTATTATTATATTTGCATCTTTTTCAAACTTATCTATATCTATATCTTCAGGGTCGTCTTTATCTAAAGAATTAAGTACCTTAAATATAGCATTTATATCGTTTACATATTCTTCAGGAGTAAGTTTTAATTTTTTAATATGATTTTTTAATTTTTCATTTTTACTCATAATTTACTGTTTTTATTTCATTACACATCCATAATTCACCGTTAGCTCTTAAAATTGTATCTACACGATAATATTGTTTTAAAAGTGAAGCCCAATCTTTAAATTCATTCATTTTTATTTTACTTTCAGGGAGAATTCTTTTTACTTGGAACATTCTATCTTGTACTTTTAATATCCTTAAAAATGGATTATTTATCATTGTACTACCTCTCATATGGACAATGTCTACAACTATTTTTACAACAATAACCTCTTTTTAAGTGATATTTTTCTGTCATTACTTTATAACCATTTTCATAATAAAAATCTTGTGCTTGAGATATCATTTCTCTAAGATACAATTCTTGTATCCAATCAAACGATTTCACATTTCCCTCCTGCACATGCTGCTTGATCTTGTAAGTTTGTTTCATCTGACATTTCTATTACTTTTGTTAAATCTATATCATTTAAATGACTTTCTAATTCTAAGAATTTTTCTTCTGTAATGTCTTCAAATGGAGCTTGTGTATAAGATCCATTATCATAAGGTAATACAGATAAACCATTAAATGTATTTTTATTTTCCCACATCCATTCTCCTACTTGTTCCCATTCATCTTGTTTAACTGAAATCGTAGCTGAAACATTATTAGTATTAGCTCCCTTTCTGTGGCCATTTTTCACCCATTCTGTGTTAAATTTCTTTGTTCTTTCTAAAAGATCAAAAGCACTTTCTGTTCTATAAATAGCTCCTTTAGGAGATTTTTGAGGAACTGAAACTACTGCTTGAATTTCTGGTTTAAAAAAATCATCTTCTACTAATTCAGGGTGATATTTAGCAAGATATTTATATAAAGCTTCATTTTTACCTAATCTCATACGTCTTATATAAAAATCGTTATGCCAAGCATGAATACCTGATGATGTACCTAATACTAATGAACTAGTTCCTGATGGTTTTACTGTTGTTACACGAGCTGCTTTATTAACTCCTATAATTTTTGCCATTTCTTCATTAGATTTTTTAGCTTCTTTAGCAGCTTCTTTTAAATCAAATTCTAAAACCTTACCACTACCTATTCCTGTCATTCCTACTCCTACAAGTGCATCTTTTTCTGTTGTTTTTTGCCAAACACTACGAAGATAATGAAAATCTGTATAACTTGCCTGTAAAGTACCTAAAAAAGCACCGGCTTTTACTCTTTTATTTAAATCTTCTTGTGATTCTATATTTGAAACATTAATTTCTGTTAGGTTGCAGAATTGGAATGGTCTTAAAGCTATTTCACAACATGGGTTTGTCCCCCAATCTTTATCATTTGAAAAATATACTCCTGGTTCTCCTGAATTACTTGCAACTATTTTACCCCATAAATCGTTAAAATCATCTTTTGTAACTTTAGATCTAATAACTACAGCACTATTATTAGCTCTTCCTCTTTGTGGGTTCATTTCCCACCAAGAACCATGTTTACAAGTTAACATTTCATTATCGTGTAAATCAAATAAAGATATTAGTGCTGCTCGGCGAATACCACCGGATAAAACAGCGTCTGCAATATGGCATATAATATCATGTGCTTCAATAGGTTTTAATGGAGTACCGTCTTCTTTTCTATCAAGTACTTTTTGAATCTGAAATAAACATTCTTTTAAAGGTTCAGGTCCTGGGGCTTTTCCTCCTACAGTAATTAATTCTGCTCCTTTAGGTCTAATGTCTCTAAAATCAAAAATAGGTCTTGTAGTTGATATCCCAAAATAAGCTTTCATTAAAACCTTAACAGCATCTGCCCATCCTTCAATAGAATCTCCTACTAAAAATCTTCTTGTTTTTTTAGGGATTCTAACATCAGGTAATTTTTCTATATGATGGTTTTGTACTGAATATCCTACTCCACAACCAGATAATAATAAAAACATAATTTCACTAAAAGCTCTCCAATCATCAATTGGTAAATAAGAACAATTAAATATTCTAGAATTATTTATTTGAATAGGTTTACCTGCAAATTGTAAACTACGCATTGAAGGTAATACTTTCTTATCATATACTAGTTTATATGTTTCTTCAATTTCGTCTTTTAATTTAGGGAATTTTGCCAAATGCATATTTTTATTCCTAGTAACTAATTCTTCCCATGTTTCTCTGCGTTGTTTACTAGGTAAATATTTTGCATATTTGTTATAAACAACAATATCTGATAAAATTTCCTGTGATATGTTCATTATATTCTTATGTTTTTATGAAGTTAAAAAAAGGGGTAAAACCCTGTGTGGGGATACATACAATATATACAACCAAAAACCACTAAATTCCAAAAAAATTTTCAGAAGAATTTCGTAATCTTCTTCGCTCGGCAGGTGAAAGTTCTCCCTGTGGAGTTGGACTATTTCTTTGTGAATTTCTTTCATTAATTTCTATTTTTCCTATTGAAGTATCAATGGTAGAATTAAAAGTCATACCATCTGCTCCATATCTATTTTTCATTATGTGCCATCTTCCTGTTCCATTTTCTTTATCTTCATGGTTCCTAGATAAAGACATTGCAAAATCGGTAATCATCATTTTAGAATAACTTTCAGCCATTCTATCTCCTTGTATAATTTCTTCTCTTGCTCCTGATCTATTTACCTGAGATGCTGTCCATATAGGTAGTTTCATTTCGGTAGCCAAACCTCTTAAACCAGTATATATGTCGTCTAATTTGTCTCTTTTTTCTTTACTTGTTTTAGAATTTAATAAATCAGCATAATCAATAATTATTAAATCAGGTTCAATATTTTGTTGAATACATTTTTCTAAATGTGCATGTATAGTATTTACTGTTGCTTGTCCAGCAGGATATTCTCTTATATATAATCCTCCTCTTAATGCTCCTAATCTTTCTTTTACAACTTCTTTATTATGTGTAATTTCACTTACAGAAACTTCTGTAAAGCAAGCATCATATCTTCTACCAACATATTTTTCACTTAATTCTAAAGTATAATGTATAACATTATAACCTAATTTAACTGCTTGCGCTCCTAAAGCAACTAAAGCCCATGATTTACCTCCACCAGGACCTCCTGCTATCATTCCTAAATCTCCTTGTCCTAACCCCCCACAAAGTAATCTATTAATTAAGGGCCAAGGTGTTTCAATTGTGCTTCTAGCTTCTTCTCTAAATCGATCTTCTACTTCAGTTATATATTCATGTCCTATATCTCTTTCTACTCCTGCTTTTAAAGCTTTATCTATTAAACTTCTAATATCATCATAATCTCCTAATTCTAATAAATCAACAGATTTCATTAAAGCATTTTTTAATGTTTGGTTTTTACAAAAATCTAAAAAAGTATTTTTTATAAAATTTAAATCTTCAGATTTAGAGGATTTATAAGCTTGCTTAAGTAAATCTTTTACAGCTACACCTTGTACTTCATTTGTTAATTTATCTACTTCAACTTTAAAAACTTCCATTGTAGGAATAGTTTTATACTTGTTATAATAACCTAAAGTTTTTCTAATAATCCATTTACTAGCATCATTGTCAAAATAATCAGGAGAAACTATATCTGCTGACTGTTGTAAAAAATCTCTATCAGTAATTAAAACTGATAATACTTTTACTTGAAATGAATGTCCGAATTGGGTTAATTTACTCATGTGTTGCTTTTGCGTAACTATTTAATCTTGTAAAGTGTTGTTTTAACCAAATGTCAGGTATATCAATAGCATTACCCATTTGATCATCTATATACATTGTATTAAAACTATTTGAGGAAAGCAAATTTATTGGTGCTTCTATTAATCTTGTTATTTGTAATTTTAATTCTCCTGATATAGGGGGATTTTTTAAATCCATTAAAGTTTCATTTAACGTTAATTGATTTTTAGATTCAACAATTCTTTTATGCATAGGTTCTGTTCCTTTTGAAGCATAATCTAAAATGAAATCAAGATCAAGAGGGTTTGAAGAAATATCAGGTAAAATTTTAGGTAATTTTTTTGGACCTAATCCTTTTACTCCTTCAAGATTATCAGATTTATCTCCCATAAGGATTTTATACATTAAAAAATTATGAGCAGGTACACCATAATCTTCTAAAACTTTTTCAGGTGTATAAAATATTTTTTTAATAGGACTCCATACTGTAACTCTATCATTAACTAATTGTAAAAAGTCTTGATCTGCAGACATTATTATTACTTCATCTTTTAATAAATTATTAGTAATATAAGCTATAGTATCATCTGCTTCTATTCTATCTATTGATAAAACATTTATAGGTAATGTATCTAAATATTCTAACAAACGAGAAAATTGTATTTTCATTGCTTGTTTTTCTTCTTCTACATTTTTAAAAGCATCCCAACGAGTTATTCTTTTACCTGGTTTTCTATTACCTTTATAGTTAGGATGAAGTTTTCTACGTCTTTGAGAACCTCCTGCTCCATCATAAGCTACTATTAACCTAGTTGGATTAGTTTCTCTTATAGCATAAGCTACAGACTTTAGAAAACCCATCATCCCTCCTATAGGTACACCTCTATCATTAAGCATACCATTTACTGCAAATGTTCTTAGATAGAGATTTAAACCATCAATTATTAATACTCTAGAATTAGGATTTGACGTATCATCTTTCTGAACGTTGTTTAATAGGTCTAATATTGTTTCTCCCATTATAAACCATTTTCATCAATTTCAATGTCAGGATCCATTTCTTGAGCATCTTCATGTTGATATTTCATAACATATTTTTCACAAGTATCTCTATACATAGCTTTTTTAATATTTGGATTTTCTTCACATAATGTTTGTAAATCTTTACCTGAAAATGTGATTTCTTCTCCTGTTTCTTTATCAACATATTTACAAACAGGACCTGATTGTTTAACTACTTTATAATTTTTCATTAATTTCAACCAACCACCATAATTGTCTATACCTTGTCTATA